GAAGAAGAGAAGGTAACTAACATTATATGGGAAAACTGGTCAATACAGAAATGTTTTACTGATAATAAAACAATTAAGTTGAATGGAAAAGATATCAAATTTAATTACATAACATATGCATATGATCAAGTAGACACAACGAATGAGAATAAAACTGCAAGAAAAGACGGATTTATTATTGTGTATTCCACTGGTTATGATGTGAATTACATCATAGACCAAAATTCTTATGCGATGAAACTTTTGCGGAAGTTATTATCTTATAATGGGCGCAATGAACTGGAAAGAGGTAATTTTGATTTTTCTAATGATTTCTTTAGTTGGCTGATATATAGGGTATATAATAAGAATTGTAATATAGAAGTTTTTCTTGAGAAAGAAAAAAAACTTACGGTAGATACAATAAAAGGAATAAAGGGAGATACCTTGGATTTACAGACACAGGTTACGGCATCTGGTGAGGCAGTAATGAATATTATTAGTACATTGGCATTCTTGCTTGAAAGTCGAAATTTTAATCAAATTAAACTTGATTTAAATTACACTGATCATTCAAATGTGAGTTTGGCTTTGCAAAAAGGAACTGTAAATGTATTAATGAATGAATATTCAGGGATATTTGAAGATGATACGCCAGAAGAAAAGATTGCAAAAGCATATCTTCTTATTTATTTAGAGATTTTGCCAATTCTGTTTCAAGAATATTATACTGATATTGGAAATGATGTTTGGAACGAGGAAGTGTACAAACAATTTTTAAAATCTGTTGGAGAAACTATAAGAGAAAAAATTGATAATAGAATTGCATCATTTGATGATCAAGATAATTAAACTAGCACCGATTTTTAATCGGTGCTTTTTAGTTTACCAAAATGTCAAAAGGAGGTGAAGTAATAATAAATCGGATTAAAGGTATTACAATTGAGATTGGCGGCGATACCACAAAATTGCAGACTGCCCTGAAAGGGGTTAATACGGAGATCAGGAATACGCAGAGCCAGCTGAAAGATGTGGAGAAGCTTCTGAAGCTGGATCCGGGGAATACGGAGCTGATCGCGCAGAAGCACAGGCTGCTGGCACAGGCGGTTTCTGAGACAAGGGAAAAGCTGGAAACTTTGAAGACTGCACAGCAGCAGGCGGATGAGGCACTGCGGAACGGGACGATTTCCCAGGACCAGTATGATGCACTGCAGAGGGAGATCATTGAGACGGAGCAGAGACTGAGGAGCCTGGAAGAGCAGGCGAACCAGTCTGCGACTGCTTTGCAGAAAATCGGTGCGACCGGTGAGAAGCTGCAGACAGTTGGAAACAAGATTTCTTCTGTGGGGCAGAAGCTGCTTCCAGTGACGGGAGTGGTGACAGGGCTTGGAACGGCGGCGGTGAAAACTGCCGCTGATTTTGACTCTGCAATGAGTAAGGTGGCGGCTGTGTCCGGGGCAACGGGATCTGATTTTGACAGCCTCCGGGACAAGGCCAGGGAGATGGGTGCCAAGACAAAGTTCTCTGCGACTGAGGCGGCAGATGCCATGAATTATATGGCAATGGCCGGATGGAAGACGGAGGATATGCTGCCCGGTATTGAGGGTGTCATGTACCTGGCTGCGGCATCCGGGGAAGACCTGGCAACGACTTCTGATATTGTGACGGATGCGCTGACAGCTTTTGGGCTGACTGCAGCGGATTCGGGACATTTTGCAGATGTGCTGGCGGCTGCTTCCAGTAATGCCAATACCAATGTGTCCATGATGGGTGAGACGTTTAAGTACTGTGCGCCGGTTGCAGGGGCTTTGGGATTTTCGGTTGAGGATACGGCAGAAGCTATCGGGCTGATGGGGAATGCGGGTATCAAGGCTTCCCAGGCTGGTACTTCCATGCGTTCCATTATGACCAACCTGACCGGGGATGTGAAGCTGTCGGGTGCGGCGATCGGGGATGTGACCATTGCTACCACGAATGCAGACGGATCCATGAGGAGCCTGTCTGCGATCCTGGCTGACTGCAGGGTGGCTTTTGGCGGAATGACTGAGGCAGAGAAGGCGAACAATGCGGAGGCACTGGTCGGAAAGAATGCCATGTCAGGTTTCCTGGCACTGATGAATGCGGCACCGGAGGATATTGAAAAGGTGTCGGGGGCGGTAAATAACTGCAAGGATGCCGCAAAGAACATGGCGGATACCATGCAGGATAATCTGGAAGGACAGCTGACTATTCTGAAGTCACAGCTTCAGGAGCTGGCGATCTCTTTCGGGGATCTGCTGATGCCTGCGGTGCGGAGTATTGTTTCCGGTCTGCAGGGGATGGTGGACGTGCTGAATGCCATGCCGGACGGGGTGAAACGTGTGATCATGATCGTTGCACTTCTGGCTGCGGCTCTGGGTCCTGTGCTGATCATCATAGGCAAGACCCTTTCGGCCATTGGAACGATTATGACATGGGCACCGAAGCTTGCCGGTGCGATCAGTACGGTGAAGGGTGCTTTTGCTGCGCTGAGTGCCACGATGATGGCAAATCCGATCGCCATTGTGATCGCTGCCATTGCAGCCTTAGTGGCGGCTTTTATTTATCTCTGGAATACGAATGAAGAGTTCCGGCAGTTCTGGATCAGGCTGTGGAATGAGATTAAGGAAGTCGCTGTCCAGGTATGGACGGCGGTTTCCCAGTTTCTGGTTTCCGCATGGAACGGGATCCGGAATACGGCGGTGGCTGTATGGAATGGCATCAGGGATTTCTTTTCCGGTCTGTGGGCTGGGATTAAGACACTGTTTACTACGGTTGTCACTGCAATTTCTACTTTCCTTGTGGGAGCGTGGAATGGAATCCGTGCAACGGTTATGACAGTGTGGAATGCGATTTCAGCATTTCTGGGTTCTGTCTGGAATGGGATCAGGTCTGTCATTACGAATGTGGTGAACGGGATCCGGACATTTTTGCAGAGTGCATGGAACGGGATTCGGACAGTCATTACTACGGTGATGAATGCAATTCGGACGGTGATCTCTACGGTCTGGAATGGGATCCGGACAATTATTTCTACCGTGCTGAATGGAATCAGGGGTACTGTCAATTCCGTGTGGAATGGAATCAGGAATACCATTTCTTCTGTGGTGAACGGGATTAAGAATACGGTTTCCAGTGCTTTTAATGCCATGTGGTCCGGAATCCGGGGTACGATTTCCGGTATTTATAATACGATCCGGGATGGACTGGGAAATGCGGTGAATTATATTACAGGTCTTGCATCTGCCGGATGGCGGTGGGGTGCGGATATCATCAATGGCATTGTAAATGGTATCCGGAGCTGTATTGGTGCAGTTGCCAATGCGGTGACGGATGTGGCAAATACTATTCGTTCCCATCTGCATTTCTCTGTGCCGGATGAAGGTCCTCTGACGGATTTTGAGAGCTGGATGCCTGACTTTATGAGTGGTCTGGCTGAGGGCATTGAGAAGAGCAGGGGAATGGTGAAGGCGGCTGTGAACAGTGTGGCTGCGGATATGGTGGTTTCGCCGCAGATGGCTGTGGCAGACAGCAGTGTGATGACCGGTACGGGATCGTCCGGCAGTGCGGATCTGACGGCTGGTATTGTGGCGGCGCTGAAGGATGTGCTGGAAGATCAGAAGGGACAGCAGGGGGATCTGGTGATTCCTGTTTATCTGGGAAACCAGCTGCTGGATGAGGTGATCGTGACGGCACAGCAGAGAATGAGTCTGAGGAGCGGAGGTAGATAGGATGGCTTTTTTTCAGTATCTTGTGTTTGACGGGGAGAACCTGCCGCTTCCGGATTCTTATGAGGTGGAGCTGGAGGATGTGGAAGCGGATTCCGGCGGTGAGACAGAGGCGGGAACGACACAGAGGGATGTGGTGCGGCATGGGGTTGCACGGATCCCCGTGTCGTTTTCTGTGACTGCGAAGTGGCTTAAGAAGCTGGCAGGGTATGCGAAGAAGGATAAGATCAGTGTGCAGTATTTTGATGTGGAGACAGCGGAACTGAAACTGGCGGAGATGTATGTGACTGGGTATAAGGCGAAGCTGAAAAAGGATACCAGTTATAAGGGGCTTTGGACGGTGAGCTTTACGTTGAAGGAGATGTAGCGAGATGGTATAATGGGAGAATCAAATCGGTATTTGTCAGAAAATGAGGAATAGTTGAAATGGAGGCGCTATAATAACATGAAGATTGAAGGGAACCAGAAAGAACTGGATGCAATGGTAGAATTTCATAAGGGAAACCGTGTCGAGGGGCTGAGACTGCAAGAAGAATTTGCAGCGGAATTTCGTAAGGAGTATAAAGACAAAGATCACTGTCCTTGCCTGAAAGCCTGTCGTTATCACGGAAACTGTAAGGAATGTGTAGCAATCCACAGAGCGCATCAGGAACATGTTCCTAATTGTATGCGACCATTGATTAATGAAAAATTGAAATTGATGTCAGAATTAACAGAGCATACCTTGGCAAATGAAATAGAAGCTCCACATGAGATTTTAAGAAAATAGGCAAGTCAAATCCCAGTTTCATAGAGGAAATTCGATGATTAGAACATATAGAGAAAGTGACTTGCCTGTTGTTATGGAAATATGGCTTGGCACAAATATCAAAGCACATAGTTTTATTTCTAAAGAATATTGGATAAGTAATTATGAGATGGTAAAAAAAGTTTTGCCTAATGCAGAGTTATATGTGTATGAAGATGATGATACAAAACTAATTGACGGGTTTATTGGATTAACAGATAGTTATATTGAAGGACTTTTCGTAAAAGACATTGCCCAGTCAAAAGGAATTGGAAAGCAATTATTGGACTATGTGAAAAGGATAAAATCTACACTTTGTTTGAGTGTTTATCAAGAGAATATAAGGGCAGTGCATTTTTATCAGAGGGAACAATTCCAAATTCAATCAGAGAACATTGATGATAATACAGACGAAAAAGAGTTCTATATGACTTGGAGCATATAGACAACTTCAAGTTTGCAGGGCAGGTGGCTATCATGGAGATGAAGAAGAATGGATGAGAAGAAAGCTTACTGGTTTGAACAGCCATATATGCCGCGGATGAAAAATATTGCAGTGGCTCCTGTTATTCTGGAAGACGGAAGGCTGTCCTTCTGTGTTCCGGGGGATGATGGTCCTCCGTGGTCAGGGGTGTGGAACCTGACGGGAAAGGCTGTTCTGGACGGGGATGATTATTTTGAGTTCCAGTGTGATGATGAAGTGATGCATATGCGGGGCGGAACATATAAGTTTTATGCATTGGATATTGATACATTCCGGCGGGAAACCTGCCAGTGGATATCACATGGGGAAGAAATCGCAGACTGCTGTAAGACAACAGAAGAACTGCATGAGTGGTATTTGAAACACTGGACTTATAACAGATAGGATGATTATATTTACGAAGGCATCGGTCACCTGGTTGGCTGGTGCTTTTTTCGTGGGAAATGGAGGTGGCGGGATGTATCCTGTGTCGGATGCTTTTCTGAGGGCAGTCAGGAGTAATACAAGGAAATATTTCTGGACGGGTACGATCGTTACCAGGGGCGGAATGACGTATGAGTTCGGGGCGAAGGAGATTGTGAAGGGTTCCGGGTATATTTCCAGGCAGTGCTGCGGAAGTACGGAGATTGAGCTGGGAACGGTGTATGCTGCGGAGATGGGGATCACGCTTCTGAGTGACATTGACAGGTATACGCTGGAGGATGCCCAGGTGACATTGGTGTTTCATCTGGTGCTGGCGGATGGTTCTGTGGAAGATGTGCCGATGGGAGTTTTTGAGGTCAGTGAGGCGAACCGTCTGGCGAAGTGCCTGGAACTGAAAGCCTATGATTTTATGCTGCGGTTTGATAAGAGTTTCAACGGGTTTGAGACTGTGGGGACTGCTTATGATTTTATTGCCCTGTGCTGTAAGAGATGCAAAGTGGAGTTTGCGAATAAGAGGGCGGAGATTGATGCCATGCCGAATGGCGGGGTGACGCTTTCTGTTTATACTGAAAATGATATTGAGACCTGCCGGGACGTGCTGTTTTATGTGGCACAGGTTCTGGGAGGTTTCTTTATTATCAACAGGGAGGGAAAACTGGAACTGAGAAAGTACGGGAAGGATCCTGTGATGAAGGTGGAGCAGAGACACCGGTTTTCTTCCAGTTTTTCGGATTTTATCACTAGGTACACGGCAGTGAGTTCTACCAATAAGCAGACGCAGATTGCAGAGTATTATGCTCTGGATCCGGATAACGGGCTGACAATGAATCTGGGAGTGAATCCGCTTCTGCAGTTTGGGTTAAAGGAGACCAGGGAGATGCTGTGCAGGAATATCCTGGCAGATCTGTCTGTGATCCGGTATGTGCCGTTTGATTCGGATACCATCGGGAACCCTGCACTGGATCCGGGGGATGTACTGACGTTTGCGGGAGGACAGGCGGATGAGGGACAGATCACCTGTATCACTTCCATCCGGCAGAAGATCGGGGGAAAGCAGAGCCTGAAATGTGTGGGGAAGAACCCAAGGCTGGCTCAGGCGAAGTCAAGGAATGACAAGAATATTTCGGGGCTGCTGAACCAGATTGAAGACAATGCGAAGACGGGGAAGATCGGGATCCACACGTTTACCAATGCTTCCGCGCATGAGATAGGGCAGACTAAGGTAAAGCTGATCAGTATTCAGTTTGCTTCTTCTGAGGAAAACCATATGCAGTTTTTTGCACAGGTTGTTGTGGATGTGGCTGCGGATCCGGCGGAGAGATCTGCGGAGGCTGCCGGGACTGTGGTGATTCCGTTTCCGGGCGGAAGCGGCGGAACTGGAAGTGGTACGGGTGGTTCTGATGGAACCGGGGAGACATCGGATGCAGGAAATTCTGAAAATGATGTGGCAGGGAATGAAGCTGGAAATACTTCCGGGAATGAGAATACAGGGAGTACGGATGATGTCTCTGGTGGATCAGATTCCGGATCCGGATCAGGGGGTGGTTCGGAGGTTTCTGTGGATGTGAGCCTGCCGGTGAAGTGGCAGGAAGACGGACAGGCGTTCTGTCATGTGGTCTTTGAATTTAATAATGAGGAGATTGTGGAGCATTGTCCGGTGGAGACCTGGCATTCCGGGAAACATATTTTGTCACTGTATTATCCCATTGAGAAGATCGTAGCCAATTATACGAATACGTTCAATGTGTATCTCTGGATGGAGAATGGCAGCGGGACGGTTGATGTGGGAGACTGCATTGCTTCTGTCAGCGGACAGGCTATGGCTGCAGGGGAAGCCTGGGACGGAAAGCTTGAGGTGGAAGATTATACCACGAGATTTGCCATTGGCGGAGGCCTGAATGTGAATGGCTTCCGGGATTCGCTGTCCATGCAGATGAAGGAGACGGTGAACAGAGGCTTTGAGGTGTATTTTGCTGAGAGAGCGGGAATCAGCGGTTTCTGCAGGCCTGTAGAAATGGAGGGTGTGTGATGAAGTTAAAAGGTGAAATGGTCATTGAACTGACCGATACGAATACGGGTGCGGTGGAAACCGTGCAGGAGACGAACATGATCACGGAGGCAGTGAATAATATTCTGGGGCTGAATCCCATGGGGATTTATCTGAAAGCCAGCGGCGAGTATGACAATTCTGTTCTGTGGAACGGGACGCTGCTTCCCATCTGCCCGAACATGATCGGAGGGATCCTGCTGTTTCCGGCAGTGCTGGAAGAAAAGGCGGATCATATTTACGAGCAGGGGAAGAACCTGCCGGTGGCTTATGCTTCCAATAATGTAAATTCCGGTTCTGATGTAGCGAGAGGAAGCCTGAACCAGACGGAGAGCAAGAAGCTGGACAATGGATATAAGTTTGTGTGGGAATTTACTCCCAGCCAGGGGAATGGAAATATTGCAGCGGTGGCACTGACCAGTGCCCTGGGCGGGCAGAATGCTTTTGGCAGTGCGGCAGGGGATGCCAGCACGTTCCTGCTTCTGAAAAAGGTGGATATCGGGGATGTCCCGAAGGCGAGGCAGATGACACTGTTTGAGGCAGTGGAGCTGGATTTTGAAAAGAACCTGCTGTATTCCATCACCTTTGGGAGTTCCAGTGTGACCATTACGAAGATCCGGATCCCGGTGTTTAACATCGGGCTGAATGAGAAGCTGGATGATACCACGTATACCGTACTGGAGGAACAGACATTGACAACGGAAAGTTTTACGTTCCTGGGGGATTATACGAAGTACGGGGAATTTATGGACGGACATGACGGATACTGGTATGGATTTTCCAATGAGCCGAATGCTTCCGGGGATGCGAAGATGGTGTGGATCCGGATCTCCAAAAAGGATTATTCCTTTACGGAAGGAAGCTGGACACTGTCCAAGGCGAAGCTTTCGGAAGTGGGTACAAGGGCAAAGGACGGTTCCTATCCGGAGCGGAATGTAAAATGCTGTGTGAGGAAGGGGTATCTGTATGTGCCTTCCTATGATAAAAAGGGGGTCTATAAGATCAATACTGCAAATTCAGCGGATGTGACGCTGATCCCGCTGGGCTTTACTTCCAAGCTGAAATCTTTAGGCGAGGCTGGTTCTTGTGAGGTGTACATGACGCTTCTCGGGGACATGATCGTGGCAGGAGATTTCCAGATCACGGCAGATGACAGGGTGATCAGGACACAGGGGAGCGCAAGGTTTGAAGCTATGGCAACGCCTTTGTTCCAGTATAAGAATTTTGTGTTTATGTGGGGCGGCAGTTACGGAAAGGAGCACAGGTGTGCGTACCTTCTGACGCCTTATCTGGCAAGTATTAATAATCTTTCATCAGCGGTGGTGAAGAATACGGACAAGACCATGAAGATCACCTATACGCTGACGGAGGAAACAATGTAGGTCTTTCTGCCGCAGGGCATGAAGATAGAAAACTTATTTACGGCAGTTCTCAGAAATGAGGACTGCTTTTTTCATGGGAGGAGGATTCTGGCATGAAGGAATTTTGGAACTTTATTCAGATGGTTTTTATGGCTGTAGGAGGATGGCTGGGCTGGTTTATGGGAGGCTGTGACGGGCTTCTGTATGCATTGATCGCTTTTGTGGTGATCGATTATCTGACCGGGGTGATGTGTGCTTTTGCAGACCATACGCTTTCCAGTGAGGTGGGATTCCGGGGGATCTGCAGGAAGGTGCTGATTTTTCTGCTGGTGGGAATGGCGAATATTCTGGATGTGGCTGTGATCGGGAACGGATCTGTGCTGAGGACAGCGGTGATCTTTTTCTATATTTCCAATGAGGGTGTGAGCCTTTTGGAGAATGCAGGGCATCTGGGGCTGCCGATCCCGCAGAAGATGAAGGATGTGCTGGAACAGCTGCATGACAAAAGTGAGGGAGTCTCCGATGATGCATCAGAGGATGAGGAAGAAGGTGAATGATTATGGGATACAGTAATAGTTCTTTGGTGGCGTATACGTTGCTCAGTCCGAACCATTCCGGACTGAGAACGGAGCAGATTGACAGAATATCGCCGCACTGTGTAGTAGGTCAGTGTACAGCAGAAGGTCTGGGGGACTGGTTTCATAAATCTTCTACCAAGGCTTCTTCGAATTATGGAATTGATAAGAATGGCCGGATCGGATTGTATGTGGAAGAGAAGAATCGCTCCTGGTGTACGTCCAGTAATGCGAATGATCAGAGGGCAGTGACGATTGAATGTGCTTCTGACAAGGAGGAACCGTATGCTATGCATCAGGTGGTTTATGACCGTCTGGTTGATCTGTGTGAGGATATCTGCAGAAGAAATGGAAAGAAAAAACTGCTTTGGTTTGGTGATAAAAATAAGTCTCTGAATTATCAGCCGAAGGCGGATGAAATGCTCATTACCGTGCACCGGTGGTTTGCGAATAAGAGCTGTCCTGGAGACTGGCTTTATGCGAGACTGGGAGATCTGGCTGCGAAGGTTACTTCAAGACTTGGCAGCGGAAATGTGGAAGTGATTTCATCAGGGATGCAGGCCGGGGAATTTCAGGGGCTGACAGAAGAACAGGTGCTTGCAAAGGTTGGCCCCCTGTTTACCGCAGATCAGAAAAAATCAGGGATTCTTGCTTCGGTGTCTATGGCTCAGTTTATTCTGGAGAGCGGTTATGGAAAGAGTGAGCTTGCGTTGGGAGCCAATAACTGTTTTGGAATGAAGAAGTCACTTTCCGGTAATACCTGGAGTGGTTCGGTCTGGGATGGTGTGAGCATTTATAAAAAGAAGACACAGGAGCAGAAGGCAGATGGAAGCTATGTGACAGTTACAGCGGAATTCAGAAAATATGCGAATGTAGAGGATTCCATTGCGGATCACAGTGCTTATCTGCTCGGCGCTAAGAATGGAGAGAAGCTCCGATATGACGGGCTGAAAGGATGCTCAGATTATAAGAAAGCAGTGCAGATCATTAAGGACGGTGGTTATGCTACCAGTCTTACTTATGTGGAAAAGCTCTGCAGTATCATCGAAAGATGGAATCTGACTAAGTGGGATGTGAAGAATTCTGGTGCTTCGGACGTTATGGTGAAGTATTATAGGGTAAGGAAGTCTTGGAAGGATGCTGGCTCTCAGCTTGGTGCTTATACTGTACTTGATAATGCTAAGGCAATGGCTGATAAACATGAAGGATATACTGTGTATGACTGGAATGGCAAGGCAGTGTATGGGGTTGATGTTGAAAGTGATTCTGATATAGAGTTTTCTAATGTGGATTGCCCATTCATGGTAAAGGTTGACATTGATGATCTGAATATCAGGAAGAGTGCTGGAACGAATACTGCGAAGACTGGAAAGTATACCGGGAAGGGTGTATTTACCATCATGGAAGTCAGAGAAGGAAAAGGCTCTGATAAAGGATGGGGAAGATTGAAAAGCGGAGCGGGATGGATTAGTTTGGACTATTGCCAGAGAGTGTAAGTGAATAGGGTTATGGTGGTGAGTCTGTGGGTGTTGGGAGAGATTCTGATGCTAGCAGGCTTTTTATATTGAATTGGACCGAAAATAATTCTATAATTATTTTGAGAAAATGACTGACAGACTGAAAGTAATTTGGTATTTTGTAATATTCCACTAAAGTGGAAGGAGGGCAACATAGTACACCACATATTATCTTAGGGTTCTACCCAGGAAGGAGGTAGTGCTATGAGAATGATTCTGGAATTGTTAGAACTAATATTTCTAAGAGAAAAATAAGTGATGCATGACCTGTGGGTAGAGATACCTGCAGGTCTTATTTTTTTGTCTTTTTTCGTCATTCACCGGAATTATCTCGGCAAAAGGCGCTTAGGAAGATAGAAGGGAAGAACCTTACTATCTTATGGAGGTGTCGATATGACCGAGAAGAGAGAACTGCCTTGGTGGCAGAAATACACATTAACACTGAATGAAGCATCGGAGTACTTCGGTATCGGATACAAGAAATTGAAACTCTTTGTTCAGGAACATTCAGATGCTGACTTTGTTCTCTGGAATGGCAACAGAGCGCTGATTAAGCGTGAGCAGTTTGAGAAGTATATGGACAGTCAGATGAATGTGATTTAGTTCAAAAAAGTTTTTAAATTTCTTGTGGAAAAAGAGCTTTGTCTGTGGTACACTATCAATACATAGTCGGATACATACTATGCGCTATATGAATTAAGCAGCAAGGCTCTCCCGATTTTGAAAGGAGACGATGTTCAATGAGCGAAAAACGACGCGATAGTAAAAATCGCATTCTTCGCACAGGAGAGAGCCAGGAAGCGGATGGACGATACAAGTTCCGATATATAGATGGCAATGGAAAGCGTAAGACGGTTTACAGCTGGAGATTGGTAGCTACGGATAGTATCCCAGCCGGAAAAAGAGATAATGCACCTTTACGAGAACAGGAGAAAGCAATCAACAGAGACTTGAATGATATGATTACTCCTGATGGCGCAGGCTTGACAGTTCTTGACTTGGTGAAGAAATACATTGCAACCAAGACAGGCGTTAAGCATACAACCAGAGCTGGTTATGGTACTGTAATCAATTTGCTGGATAAGGATCCCTTTGGCGCAAGACGAATTGATAAAATTAGATTGTCGGATGCAAAGGAGTGGTTGATTAGATTGCAGCAGGTGGATAAGAAAAGCTATTCAGCGATTCACTCCATCAGAGGGGTGGTTAGACCGGCATTTCAGATGGCAGTGGATGATGATATATTAAGAAAGAACCCATTTGAATTTCAACTGGCAACTGTGGTGGTAAATGATGCGGTCACTCGTGAGGCCATTACAAGAAAACAGGAAAGAACTTTCCTTGATTTCATCAAAAATGATACGCACTATAGCAAGTATTATGACGGTATGTACATTCTGTTTAAGACAGGGATGCGTATTTCGGAATTTACAGGGCTGACGGTTAAGGATTTGGATATGGAGAGCAGAACCATCAATATTGATCACCAGCTGCAGAAGACCGGAACATTGGTCTATATTGATACAACAAAGACCTATGCCGGTACAAGAGTGATTCCGATGCAGGATGATGTATACGAATGTTTTCAGCGTATATTGAAAAATCGCAGACCACCGAAGGTAGAACCTATGATTGATGGTTATTCTGGTTTCCTATGCTTTGATAAGGACGGTAAACCTATGGTGGCAATGCATTGGGAGAAATACTTCCAGCATGCGGTTGACAAATACAACAGCATTTATCGTGTACAGCTTCCTAAAATTACACCTCATGTATGCAGACACACATACTGCTCTAATATGGCGAAGTCCGGAATGAATCCAAAGGTACTTCAGTATCTGATGGGTCATTCGGATATCAGTGTCACTCTCAATACCTATACACATCTTAAGCTGGATGACGCGAGAGAAGAAGTGGAGAAGCTTGCCAGGAAGCAGGCAGAAGCTGAAAATGAGTTTCGGCAGTTAGGTATGAAGGAGGACAAGGTCAAATTCAAGAAGATGGGGTAAATGGTCTAATTTAGACCATTTCGTAAAATGGCTAGAAAGTCAGTAAATTCAAGGCTTTGAAGATGGTCGTGGTCTAAAACAGATTGAAAAAGGGTAAAATTTTTAGACCAAATTTTTTTGGAAAATCAAAGATTTCAGACATAGGAGAACGGCAAATGTCGGCTGGTCTAAATTTGAAATCCGAGGCCATTTTAGACCATATTTTAGACCATTTGAAGGAAGAAACATACCGAGATAAGCCAAAATAAGCCGAGAAATGGGAAAAATCTTGATAGACTGAAAAAGTGCGCAAATGCTTGAAAAATAAGGAAAAACCGAGATAATCTGAGATAAAAAAGGAGTTAAAAATAGATGATTAGAGTGTTATTTGTCTGCCACGGCACTACCTTAGCAAAATTCTGAAAAACCTTGATTTTACAGTATATTTTTGAACCAGTAGGGATGTTTTACTAAGTTTTTACTAAAGAGGAATCCCTAGCACGAATTTAGAAAAGTAACATATAGTATGACCTTATTAATTGGTAGAACAATTGGTAAGGTCCTTTTTTATTTCAAGGAGGTTCAAAATGAAAAGTACAGCGTTAGGAGCAGAAAACATTATTTTTATCAGTGATGCACATGAAAAATTCTACTATGAAAAATTACAAGAAGTACGGTATCAGGATGTGTACCATAAGGCATTGTGTTATTGTCTGGGTATTAATGGAGATACCAGAAAAAATGCTGACAGAATTTATAATTTTAAAACGGGGTCTGTTAAAACGAAATGTTTACATGAAGGATGGCAGACAAGCGGTAGCTTAAAAGTGGTAAGGATGGCATTTAATCTGTACTGTAACAGCACGCCAAGCGTTTGGGATTATGAAGATGCAGAGGAACAGGTAAACGAGTGCAGACAGTATACAGTAGAGGATATCTTCTGCTGTGCATATGCACCATATTTTTGGCAGGCAGTACAGATCCGTTATCCGGAATATGTAGTGTACAATCAAAAGTTACATGCCATGCTTGGAGGAATAGATTAATGCTGAAAGTGAGACTGATGGGAACAAAAAATGATATTGCATGGTTTCAGAAAATCCTGCAGCGTCATCCTAAAATTGAAGTTATGGAATTATCGGAACTTTATTCCAATAAAGGGACGAGCAAATATTATAGAGCTTATGCTGAAATTGAAAAAAGTAATGTAAATAAAAAATAGTAGAAAAACAGGAGAATTATATCATGTGCAAAATAATCGCAATCGCAAATCAAAAAGGTGGAGTAGCAAAGACTACAACCACTATTAATCTTGGAGTAGGACTGTCTAAGGTTGGAAAACGTGTAATGCTGATAGATGCTGATCCACAGGGACATTTGACAATGGGACTTGGTTTTCCAAAGAACTTAAGGGTAACATTGAAAACAATGATGGAAAATATCATTATGGGATTAGAATTTGATCCCAGGGAAGCAATTTTACACCATGAGGAAGGAATAGATGTAATTCCATCTAATAAACTTCTTTCGGGAATGGACATGTCATTATTTACGGTAGAGGACAGAGAAAAAGTCTTAAAAGAATATCTGGAACTTTTGGAAAATGATTATGACTATATCCTGATTGATTGTATGCCCTCGTTGGGAATGATGACAATTAATGCGTTAAGTGCGGCTGATAGCGTTTTGATTCCGGTGCAGCCTCAATACTATGCGGCAGATGGCCTCATGGAATTACTGAAAGTTGTGAAAGGCATTCATCAGAGATTTAATCCTGATTTACAGATTGAAGGGATTCTGTTTACAATGGACAGCAGTCATTATAATAATTCAAAGAGAAATAAGCAGGCAGTACGAGATGCTTATGGAGCAGAGATTATAATTTTTGATCAGACAATTCCAAGAACAGAAGCTCTTGCCGAAACTGCATCAGAAGGTGTCAGTATTTTTTCTTACGATGCAAAAGGAAAAGGTGCGTACAGTTATCAAGCACTTGTCCAGGAGGTGCTGAATCATGCGTAAACCTAAGAAAGAAATTCAGCTTACTTCTTATGATGAATTGCTTGGAATCAATGAAGCCGAACAGAATACTCTTAATCAGATTGTTGAAGTGCCATTAAATGAGTTACATCCTTTTAGAAATCATCCATTTCATGTAAATGATGATGAAAAAATGGCTGAAACAGTAGAAAGTATCAAGAATTATGGCATCTTAAATCCTGCATTGGTACGTCCTCGCGCAGAGGGAGGATATGAACTGATTGCTGGTCACAGGAGAAAACGTGGTTGCGAACTGGCTGGAAAAAGTAAAATGCCAGTACTCATACGGAACTATACCGATGATGAAGCCGTAATCGTTATGGTGGATTCTAATATACAGAGAGAAAATTTGCTTCCAAGCGAAAAGGCATATGCTTATAAGATGAAGATGGATGCAGTAAAACATCAGGGCATAAAAGACGAAAACGCAGCTTCTGTTGACAGTGCAGATCTGGTTGGACAGGCTGCCGGTGACAGTGGAAGAACCGTTCAGCGTTACATACGCTTGACCTGTCTTATTCCGGAATTGCTGAAATTGTTGGATGAAGGAAAGATTAATTTTACAGTAGGTGTTTCATTAACCTATTTATCAGAAATGGAGCAGATTTGGGTGAAAGACTGCATAGTGTCTGGAGCAAGCTCTGTTACAGGTTCAATGGCAACAAAACTGAAGCAATACAGCGATGAAGGTAATCTGACAGAATTAGCGGTACAGCTTATTCTGAATGAAAAGAAAACAGAGACAGGAAAAGTTACTTTAACTGAAAAGAAAATACGAAAGTATTTCCCAAAGGAATATAACAGAGAACAGATTGAACAGGTTATCTATGAACTGCTTGATAACTGGAAGAAAAGCCAATAACGAGGGAAGGAGGGAAAGCAAAATGGCAAAATCCGAAAGCACAAAAATAGAGTTTGGTTATTTTCACGATTATGAATCGGAACAGTTTGCTTTTTACCGTATTCCCAAAGTATTATTCACAGATGAATATTTCCGTAATCTGTCCAGCGATGCAAAGGTTCTTTATGGGCTGATGCTGGACAGAATGGCTTTGTCTATCAGAAATAATTGGGTGGACAATGAGGGGAAAGTTTATATCATATTTACATTGGAACAAGTGATGGAATATATGAATTGCGGAAAAGACAAAGGTGTGAAAATTCTTGCAGAATTAGATACTGATAAAGGAATTGGTTTGATTGAAAGAGTAAAGAGAGGATTGGGAAAACCAACAATTATTTATGTAAAGAGCTTTGTATATAGAAAAGAAAAAGTATTAGATTCAGCAGAGAATGATAACCGAAGTCAAGAAGTCGGAAAAGCCGAAGTCAAGAGTTCGGAAAAACCGAAGTCTGGAGTTCTGGAAAGTCGAAGTCAAGAGTTCGGAAAAACCGAAGTCTGGAAGTCGGAAAAATCGAAGTCAAGAGTTCGGAAAAACCGAAGTACAGAAGTCGGAAAAACCGACCCTAATAATACTAATTATAATTATACTGATATTAGTAATACTGACAGAAGTAATACTGATCTTATCAATCTTTCAGATTCTTCCGAACAGCAGTCAATGGATTTGATGGAAGAGATGGAGTTATTCCAGATGAATACTGCACTTGTAAAAAGAAATATTGAATATGACTGTCTTGTACAACGATGCAGACTAGGGGAACAGCAACAGTTGGATGAAATTGTGGCACTAATTGTGGAAACAATCAGCATAGAACGGGAGAATATTACGATCAGTGGAGTGAAATACCCATATCAGTTCGTAAAAAGCAGATTATTGTTGCTGGAAGAAAGCCACATAGAGTATGTACTTGACTGTCTGCATGAGAATACCAGGGAAGTAAAGAACATAAAAGCGTACTTGCTTACCTGTCTTATGAATTCAATAACGACAATAGGCAATTATTACCAGGCAAAAGTAAATCATGATATGTACGGAGGTGGCATATGAGAGGAAAAGAAATTATAACAAAATTGATAATTCCTGGTGCAATAGCTATGATTATCTGCTTAATTGTTCACCCTATGTGCATGAATGGTGAAATATTAGACTGGAGAAAATTATTGCTTTTTGTGGGAATACCTTTCGGAATCCAGAAAATGTTTTTGTTGGTCGTTCCAAGAAATGTGGGGACAGGGGAAATGCTTGGTTTGGTGGTACTTAAACTGATGGTAGGAAGTTTGATTGGAATAGGGGTTCTTGCCTGGAGATTATTAGCTGTAGCAGGCATTTTGCTAAAAAACGGCATTTCTGGAATTATATGGATCATAAAAAGACTGAAAGAAATGGTGATCAAAAATGAGCGAAAAGCAACTGGAAAAATTGTATTATAGCATTTATCCAATGAATCAATGTGAAACACAAAGTAAAAGTTATGAAGAGACAAAGGAACTGTGTGAAACATTAGAAAAGGAAATGATAAGTCTAATGAGTCCGGATCTGCAGGCAATGTTTGAGGATTACAAGGAATATACTTTAAATCTTAAACAAACAGAACAGAGAGACGCTTACATAGATGGATTAGCGTTTGGGATTCGCACAATTTCGGAAGCCTTTTTACATGAGAACAAAAATAGAATATGGTGATTGAAAAAGCAGTCTGTCAAGGCTGCTTTTTCTGTACCGCTTACATAGGAGGATGAGATGTGATTGATTTGATAATTATTATTATGGCAGGAATAGTGCTTTTGTT